GTTTCCCAGTCACGATCCCGAGGGCAGGCTGGGTTTTCAGCTTGATCTAAAAACAAGGCCGAAGCAGGTGTCAGCACGGTGTCATTCCACCAAACACGCTTGATTTCCAGCACGCGGTTGTCCACCGTGATGGTGTTTTCAGGGCTAACAATGGGATAACTGGTAAGACCCTCGGCATCCCTACCGGTATCGCGCAGGCAAAACGTGCGAATAGCCACCTCTCGGATGGCCTGATTCGCATACGTTCTCAGTTCGTTGGTGCTCCATAGCAAATCGCTTTCGTCTGCTATTTCGGCCGCCTCCTGCACAAGCTCGAGGTTCGTCGTGGGCTCAATTGCATCTGGCGATAGATCGTCCAGCCGGATACGGCAGTGTTCGACCATATCGCAGATCGTTGTTATTGCCACGCTCGCCATGATGATTTACTCAGCAGCCTCGAAGGTTTCCCACGCATCCGCCGCAACCTGGGTTGCAAGCTCGCGGCCTTCGAACATGGCGCGCAATGATGCCAGCTTGGGCTTACCTTGCTGGGTGAAATCTTCCTCTTTGTTCAGGTTCGGCAGCGCTTGCACGACTTCCTCAACCGTCACAGGGTCGGTGTTGGCTGGCTCTTGCTCATCAGATTTCTCTGACTCGTCCTTTTCGTCGCTCGCCTCGCCACCATCTTCACCGGTGGATTGTTCAGAATCGGCCGCTTGGCCCGTTTCTTCACCGCCTGACTGGTCAGCCTTTTCGCTATCCGAGCCAGAATCATCAGTCTGTGAAGATTCTTCGCCTGTCGCTGGACGCTCGATTTGGGGCGCCTCAGCCGGCCGCCAGACAGTAGGGTATTGAAAGAGCTTAACGGCTACCTCTTTCGGGACACTGGCCACATCGTTCTCACCAGCCCACACCGTCAAAGTGTTACATACGGTATCCCTTTTTAGCGCTTTGGTACCGACATAGCGCACATCAACTAAGTTGCCTTCCATCATAGATTCCTCGTTGTTAGGTAAAAACGAACAGGCCAGTTAGACCAGCCTATTCGTAATTCACTGCTTTTTACCGAGTCGCCTTCTTATTGACCGTTGTACACGTAGTCAATAATCACATCGACCTGGCCTGTTGCTGCGTCACCAAGGTTCTGAGCCAGAATCTCGATACCGCAGCCATCGACAATTTCAATGGGGCCATTCTTGACTGCCTCCCCAGCCGCGGTTCCGGTATCGATGCCGTCGAAGAAGCCATCAGGATCGTCAGTACCACCATCATTGGCATCCAGATAGCGATAGCCAATGTCCATGGTCTGCGCCGATCCCAAATCGGCATGCACAACGGTGACTCGGGTGATTGTAATACCGCCTGCCAATTGACCCATAAGGACAATGGTAGCGGCCGGGTCGGCTGCGAACAGTGCGGAAAGTACAGCAACGCACGCGTTACCGTATTCACCTGCCTGCTGCAGCGTCTTGTAGTTTTGACCTTTTCGTTCTGCCATGAGTAGTTACTCCTGAAAAATTGTTGATAAATACAAAGAGCGGGCTCCCCCGCTCTCAGTATCGGGTTTTAGGTTGTAGACACAGCCGTGTCGAGAACCATTACACCGTGGTCATTGATCCGACCATCAGTACCCTTGAAGCGGATTTTGGCTTTACCGTTCATCCACGCGATAGACAACTCGTTACGGTTGCCGTGATCGGTTTCTTCCTGGTTCATGCCAAAGTAATAGCCGCCACCTGATCCACCAACCGCGCCATAGGCATCAGACAGTGCCTGAGCACCCAACAAGATGGCTCGCTCGATACGAACGGCCGCCGTCTTGGTTTCTGTGCCAGCCGAGGCTGTGTTGGTGCAAACAGTAACGTCTGTACCAGCATTGAAGCGGATGGGGCGAGGCTGCTTCTTGACCAAAATGTTATTCCACATCACGGCATCACCCTTAAAGATCGGGTGATTGAAGTCCTTGCGGCGCTCAAAGGCATTGGCCTGGAGAGCGCGCCAGTCGCTTCCGCTGGTGGAAATCCAGAAGTCATACCACTGGCGAGGCGTAATCCATAGGCAGTGGAAGGGTGAATCCTCCGCCATTGGGTCGCCTTCCATGCGGATAGGCTGCAGTGGGAACGCCATTTCATCCAGCGTTAGGCGCAGTCGATCTACTGCCGAAAGCGCGAACTTGTCGGCGGCATCGATGTCGTCAATCGCTGTAGCATCACCACCATATGAGTGCCGGTCAAAGGTGGGAGGCGTTACCGGGTTCACCATGATTTCATCGAAATCGGCATCGTCTGCTGTCGGCAGGATCCAATCCGCATCATCATGGTCGCCACGCGCACCAGCCAAATGCACCAGGCAAATCTGGTCTGCCAAGCGATTGTAGTAGGGCGATAGCAGGGTTTTCGCAGTCAACTTCAAGTTGTGCTTGGTACGCTGCTGGGACATACGACCACCAGCATCCACCAAAGTACGGCCTTGGTCGATTTTCAGCGAAAAGCTAGCGAATTTCAGGTTTGTGCCTTTACCCGCAATGGTTTTGTCGCCCATCACCGGCTTTTGGCGCAGTTGGTGGAAAATGTCCACAGTCACTTCGTCACCAGCAGAGCTTTGCAAATCGGTGACGCGAACGATTGGGGCACCTGCGGCCGTTTGGCCTTTTGCCTTTTTCGCCTCGCCGGACAGCGTAGGCGCTGCACCAGTTTGGATGTTGGCAAAAGAAGGGCGGCGGGATGCCTCCAAAAATAGTGCGGCATTAAAGAGCTTGTTGGTAATGCTCGCACCTGTTGGAACTGAAGTAGACATGAGTCTCTCCTTAAATATTAAGTCGGCAGCAGGGACGTAAGCACATCGTCCATGGAGCGACCTTTGGCAGTCTCTTTCGAGAGGTAGGATTCGACATCAATCACATCCCCCTCTTCAAGCTGCTGCACTATAGGTTTCTCCTGGCCTTGCACCTCGCCACCTACCTCAGTTAGCGAAGTTGGCGCGTCTTTCGCGGAGGCCTCAAGGGCCGCTGCGGCTGACGCATCAATGTCTGCATCCGGTTTCTCGCCTAAAGCGGCTTTAGTCCGGCGCACAATTTCAGGAATGCGTTCTGCGGGCGCTTTGCCCGCCCATTGTGGGTCGCTGTCCAACGTGCCATTGACACTGACCACGACATTCCAATGAGCGTCACTTTCTGCCCACCGAGCGGTATCTGGATTTAGCGCGAATGGATTGGTTTCACCCTGATCCTCTACAACACCCTCTTGATCTGGCTGGACGTTATTCGCCGCAAGTTGCTCCTGCAGAATAGTGTTCTGCTGCGCTAAAATGGCAACGACCTCACCTATCTCACCGTAGGATTCCATGTTCGCGATCTGTTCCGGGGTAAACCGGACTTTCTCGGGAAGCTCCTTGGGCGTGATGTCGGCTTCGGTTAGCTGGCCTTCTAGCAGGGCATTTTTGCGGGTGATTTCCTCCAGTTGCTGCTTGAGGGTGGCATTTTCTGCGCGCTGAGACTCCAGAACACTGTAAGGTATTTCGTTTTTGCCATCTCTGGCTTTGACAACAGGCTCGGCTTCTTCCTCGGCGGCAGCCGCTGCTTGCTCGGCCTCCGCTTTGGCATCCTCTTCCGCTTTGGCTGCGGTTGCGGCTGCCTCATCGGCTTTTGCGGCCTGCGAACCTGCATCGGCACCTTCATCGGCGGTCGGTTTTTCTGGCTCTTCATCCTGACTGGGCGTGTCAGCAGAGGCAGCTTCGCCTCCGGTATCGCCACTTTCAATGCTGGCCAAAATCTCTTCCTCCGTTGCGCCATCTTCCATCCCCGTAAGGATTTGGTCGATTTGCTCGGGACTGCCGTTGTCTAAAATATCTTCCAGTGTGTTTTCGCTCATCCTGCACTCCGTCATTTATCGCATGACTGCGTAATTTATGGGTTTGCCGTCACGACCTCGGCATTCGTGAATTCTGTAAAAGCACCATATAAGTTGCTATTCGGCCTTTTTTGGCCAATTTGGCCGATTTTCACCAAAAAGCAACTTATATGCTTCATTTATTCGGCGCCTGGGCGCTGTATTTCCCGCGCCTTGGGCTGGGCACTATTTGACGCCTTGAGAGCCATTACATCCGGTATGACGCTCTCGTAGGCTTTCAAAGTTGCCTCGCCTTGCCTGATTTTCTCTTCCATGCCCTCTCTATGGGCCTGCATTTGCTGAGTCAGCTCGCGCATTTCCAGCAGTATTTTGTCTGTCTCAGCATCGGTCTTGCGATCCTGGTACTTCTGCGCTTCGGTTTTAGCATCCAGATTCGTAGCGGTCGATTCGTTTTTGGTGGCCGCAGACCGAAGATTGGCAACCTTCTGGCGCAGTTCTTCCAGCTCCAGGGCTTTTCGCTCATCATCCACGGCCTGCTGCTGCTCCATGGCTGCGCGCTCTTCCTCAGTCATATCGTCTGGATTCACGCCAGTGCCAGTCACCTTGCGGATGCGTTTAACCATTTCTTCACGCTGCGGTATGTCGGTGGAATCTACAACAATGTCGAGAACCGCCACCTTCACATCATCCGGTAAGCTGGACGCCAACTCAAACAGTCGATTCGATACCTGCGCACGATAGCCGGCAGTCGCCTGAATATCATCAAGCGCCACCTGTGTTTTGGAACGATAAACGTCATTGCTTATGACAGTGTTGTTGAAATCGTCCTTAACTGGCATGTTGAGGCTAATCATTTTCGTCTTGTCTGGCTTCTGAACGCCCACAGCAACTTCCGTCTGCTCTCTGCCAATGTCCTGCCGGATCAATGCAAGTAAGTGCTCGCCCACCAAACGGCGGCCGTACCGGTAATTATCATTGAGCTCGGCCAGTGTTGTGCTGCCCTGCTCCACCAAGCTGGCGATAGCCACGCCTGATTGATCGCCTTCGTTCTTGCCCATCAAGGCCTGATAAACGCCGGCAGTGTCCTGAATCATCCGTTGCGCCTCGACCATGATTTCGAACTGCTGGCTTGCCAGTTGGAAGTCCTGCTCGATCCTGAATGAAAATTGGTCGCGATGCTGCCGGTTAGGGTTCAGCTCAATAACGCCATCGGGACGCTGCACTTCGTCGGTCAGCTCTTCGATGTCCATCGTAGAGGCGTCTTTGTCCATGATTACGCGCTTGGCCGATAGCAGCCACATCATTTTGGAACGCCTGGCGTTGACCTCATCTTGAGGCGACATCATGCGACGAACCAGCCCATAGGGTATGCCGGTACCGTCCTCTCGGAATCCCCACAGGGGTATGTAGGGGAAATTATCGTGCGGCAAAGGTGATGGCGTGTCGGTGATCCGGTGGCAGCCGAGGAAATAGGCCAATCGCATCTTGGGATAGACACCAGTGACCGGCTTGGCTGTTTTGTGCGCCAATGCCACCTTATGCAGCGGATTGTTTGGGTTGTATTCAATAACGCGCCCATCACTGAGCTTCAATACCGTGCCGCGCGTGTAGGTGCGGTACCAGACCTCAAAAACACGAATCCGCCTACGCTCGGCATCCCACCACATTTCCTCATCGAGCACGGTTTCCTGACTGTCGCTATAGGCATGGAGCAATTCGACAAGCTGGTGCTCCTTGCCATCGGCAAATGTGCCATCCCATGATCGCCAGCCAGTCACGGCTTGCTTGATAATGTGTTCATGGTTGGGGAAGGCCAGTAAGGCGCGATCCTCGTCCAGCCACCGCTCACGCACCAGGTAGCGCGCATCGCGCATATCAGGCCGCTTGGCGTGCCAATCCCATGAAATCTCATTACGAGACACATAGTTCACACGATAGGGCGAATCAAACGGGTCTGAATTGCGGTTAACCTCTACCCATCCAAGCCCTGTTTTGACTTGCGCAGCATAGCCATCGGCGCACGATCGATCAGCCTGCGTTACCCTAGCCTCTTCGTTAAGGCGCTCATTCAGGGCTTCCGCGACTTCCGTCGATTTATCATCGTCTGGCCGTACCAGCCAATTGGTGCGTGTCTTGGCCTCGATGCCGAGCACGGCGTCAACGGTGGGGCCAATCAAATTGAATACCAGTGGCGCCTGGCCGCGCTCGCGTAAATCGGAAAGAATCTTCGGCGTTAACTGTTTGCCGTCATAGTAGGCCGCAGCCGTTTGGGCTTCATCGCGCCAGATAGGCTGTAGCGCTATCTCATTCAGCATTGACTCGAGCTGTTGCAAGCCCATGCCAGGATTGACGGCGTTATCTACGGCAATAGACGGCATTAGGATCTCCAGTCACGCGCTGCTCTGCGCTTCTTCGGCTTTTTCGGGGGCGCAACGGGGAAAGAGAATGTTACTGCGAGCGCATCGCCTTCGTCGGGTGATGGTATTCCACGTTTTACCATTTGCTCTTTACTCTCAAGTACCAACTGGTTGCGCACCAGGTTATGTGTGTATGTCGGGCTGATTAGATCAGCGTGCAGTGAATCATCGTCCGGGATGTCTACACCACCCTCTGTCTCTAGCCACTCCGCCATGGTTTTCCATATTTCGGCGCGCTTGTTGGCGAAACGCTCAGTTTCTATCGGCTTCCCGCCAAAATTAACAGGAATCACAATATCTTCATATCCCGTATCGTGCAGAATATCGACAACTCCGGCCCCAAGACCACCAACATCAACAAAAACGGCCGCATATGGGTCGCCTTCTTTTTGTGCTGCATCGATCCTGCGCGCTGTAAGCGATGCGACTTCCGTGACCTTTTTCTTCTCAAAGCTCTCAAGGTTGTACGCTTTTCTGCCCTTCCGGTCGATCATTGAAGTGCGGTCATTGCCCATTCTCGCCGGGTCTACACCCATCACTCTGGCACCAAAAGGATCTTCAATCGTTTTCTCGCGGGCCTCTGCGACCAATTCTGGCGAACATATCGTGTCGCCACCACTGGTGATGAAGGCCTCTGCCGCGGTACAAGGATACTCCTGTCTGAACTCCCCGCATATAACACCCGGCATTCCACCCATTTCGATGTTTTTCAGGTGCATCCAATAGGTCTGATTGTCCGTCAGACCATACAGCCTCTGCCGGTCAGCTTCCTCGCCGATAGGCGTCCATCCCGGTGGCGCCTCTTGGCTATACTCTTCCTGCCAGAACCACGGCACGAATATGGCAATGAAATCGCCTATCCCCTTGGTTGCCAACACCCACTGGTGGTGGAAATAGCCCCCGATGCCATTGGCCGTAGACTCGAATATGACCTCTGAACCGTTATTCTTGCCTACCGTTTGCAGTGCTCCAGCGGCATGCTTTTCGGCATTGGGCCAAAATGCCACCTCTGAACCATGGAAATAGTGGTAAGTGCCCGAGCGTCCGGTGCCCTTACTGCCCGCCGTGCCGACTTTATAGCCAGAATCCAGGAGCGGAAACTTTAACTGCCGCGTGTTATCTGCGCCGGTAGTCGGCCTCAGCCAGTCCGGCATGTTGATATGGTATCGCTCCACCATCCCGAAAAGGTTGTCGGTGGCCTCTGCCAAATGCGTGAGAATGTAGGCCTTTTTGCCCCGTAATAGCTGTGTTCGCCAGTAGAATCGGCCCTCGGTGTATGTCGATATGCCCTGCTGGCGGCCTTTGAGGATGATTGCGCGTATATGCCCCTGCTCGAATAACTGATCTTCGAGCTTGTTATGCACATATTGCTGGGCGCGGTTCATCTTGAACGGCACCAGCCCGCCATCCTTCGTGGCGATTTTGAGGAATTTCTGTGCGTAGTAGGGGAAGCCCCTAATAAGCCGGGTCAGCTCTTCCCGTATCGCGGCCTTTTTTTCTTCCGGCAAATCATTGAGCATTAGTTACTGACGCCAATGGCCATCATCAGGTTTTCAATACTGACATTGCCTGTGCCTGGAAGATTACCGCCGCCTTTCGGCGTTCTTATGTCGCCGTCCATTTCATTCAGGGAGTTAATCGCGTCAATGGCCTCTTTCGGGCGGAATATCGTCTTTGTGATGGTGACTACCCTGACCTTTTCGCCATCAATTTCACGCTCATCGACATCCTCGTCGTACACTTCCCGCGCGCACTGATTGGCCAGCCGCCACAGGAAATCACGCTTTTCCTCCGTCCCTACGCGGAGCTTTTCAAGCAATTCCTGATCTGGATCCGGCCCTTTGATTTCGGCCTGTATGATTTGGATGAATTCCTTCACCCGCGAATGCTTTAACAGCTTGCTCGCCGTCACTGAAAGCGTTTTTTTCTTGCCCTTGTAGCCTGCTATTTTCGCCGCCTTCGGGCCATCCTGGGTATTTACCCATGCCTCGGCGAATTTCAGATACTTCGCTTCCGTTTTAGTTCTTGTCGGAATCAACGGACATCGAGCTCCAAAGTGCTGGCTTCTCCTTCGTGCAACAGGAAGCCGCTGGTGTATGTCGGGTTGTACACGACCAAGCTGGCCTCGTACTTGCCAACAGGGATGGACGCGCCACCAAGATCAAATATGACCTCACCATCACCACCATCGCGGATCGCGGTAGCAGTGGCGGCATCGTCTGTATCGATCACAGTTTCCGTGCCATCAACGTCAAAAGTAAGCGTAAAGCGTGTGGCAGTGGAGAAGTCGAACAGCGTAATGTCGCCGGCCGCAGACCTCTGGCCAAACACCAGGCTGGATGTGTTGCCATTGCCGTTAATGACAATGACTCGCCTCAAGCATGACATGTCGTCTACGCTTCGTGCACGACTGGTTCAGCTTTCAGAACGTGTGCTCCGGGTTTCCGAGCGCATTGTTCACCAGTTACAGAGCATTTAGCGACACCTGCACGGATAAGGGTGCCCGCCTCTGTGTCTGTAATGGTCAGCCGGTCGCCGACACTCAAGGTATCTGTGCCGCGCTTGTACTCTTCGAGGAATTCTACCTGTCGCATTGGTTTCTCCTGTTAATGGCCTGTCAAAACAGGCGCACTGTTACGATGGATCGTTGATTTCGTGCGCTATGGCATTGGTATCGACGGTGCCGCCGCTCACAAGTGCCTGGCTGGTGCAGGTTGTCACCATATACATGGTATCAGTGCCGTTACTGATAGCTATGTGTGTGGCTGTGCCGCTGGTGGTGATAGGAATGTCCGTCTGCGCCGGTAGCGTGTTCTTTCGCCCACTGGTGTCGCCGTCAGCCGCCGTATAACTGCCAGAAATACTGGCCTCGGCCAACATGACAGCAGCAATACCAGCGTAGTTGGCTGGCTCTGCCGAACAAATGTGAATGTCTGTACCCTCTGCCTCAGTCAACATCAGATCAAGTATTGCATCTGGAACTCTCTTACCCATGATCTACTCCTAGTTTTACATTAATCGTCCTGCGGAAAACGTACCGCATAAGTCATTTCAGCGATAGTAACCAATCCGAGCGCCGTAGAGCGAATATAAACCCGCTCAATGACATCACCTGGAAAGATCATCACCCCAATGCCTTGTTCGTGAAACAAATCATCGACCGACAACACTGCATCGGCTGTCAGCGCTGACGCCTCTACAGCTTGTAGGTGTACTAATTTTTCTGCTGTTAGTACATAACCCTGCGTCAGCGCAGCCTCGCCCAGATCCTGTGCATGGACAATGGCCTGTATGGTCAGCGCATAGCCTTGAGACAGTCCAGTTGTGGCCAAAAGCTGCGCGTGCGTAAGCCCTTGGCCGCCAATCACCTGGTCTTGCCTCAGCGCTATCGCCTCCAAATCTTGAATGTGCGTTAGATCATCGGCCAGCAATACGTGTGCCTGCGTCAGCGCTATAGCGGAATCGGCCGCCCTAATCTCAATGCTGGCAATTTCTGCCACTGTGTCTTGGTGGCCCTGAACGCCAATTACAAAGAAGAACCCTCCAGCTGGCGTGACCCGCTGCACATGAACGCCCGGTGTCGTGACATAGCTGCCTACACCAGAACCAGCAATGCCCCTTACGCCCGAGCCTCCGGCGATGGATGCGACATCAAAGGTGATAATTGCGTCTTGTATTTCTCCTGGCGGGCCATCTGCCGCCATTACTACCTGCCAGCATGTCTGGTCGCTGCCCGATGTGGCCGGCATTTCTACCCGGTTAGTTCCCAGGTTGATGCTGACATCCTCTGTAAGTATCCAATTGTCGGCAGTAGAGAAATCCTCATTGGCGTTAATCAGGTTGATACTGGGCTCAGTACCCGGAATTCTCTCGAAGTGCGCAAGTGAATCAACCGCCAGCGCAGCATAGTCCTGTGTCAGCGTTGCATTGCCTATCGAGTGCCCATGCTCAACATCTGACCCAAGATCGGGGTACGACCACAGCATCTTGACCTTGATCGTATTGATATTGGTCAAATTGGTCTGATCGGCCGTGTTGTTGACGGCATAAAGATTGATGCCGAAATTGGCAGAAGCCACCTGCTCTCGGGTTAATGTAATGCCCCAAAGCCCCTTGCTGGTGTCCTGATAGGTGGCAAGCGTAGTGTCCAGGTCTTGAGATAGCGTTGTGGGGCTCTCGGATGTGCCATCCCATAAGGCCATCACTACCGTGGCAACATTGGAGCCGTCGAAAATGTCCGAGTGCATTTCGAACTTTATATGCACTTCGTCAATGATCGCGCCCACAGGGATAACATTGCCAAACCTGAAATCATCCCACCGGTGGGTATCAGTCAGCTCGCCTTGAACGGTCGCCGCACTTACCGCATCGTTATTATCGTCATTGTAGACGTTCTCAGTATTGCTCCACGCTTTAGAGCGAGAAGTATCTAAGCGATCATCGCGCGGCCTGTGCCAGCCTGTTTCCATTATCGTGCCTCAAATGCCCAGCAGGCTATTGTTTCGGTTTTGCTGGATTATGTAATGCTTGGAGCGCTGGCGTCGATGATATAGCCAGGGCGTGCCTTATGGCATCGCAATCTATTGGATCCGGCAGGCTCAACTTAATCTCGATAATTCGAATCCGCTCGCAATGGCCAAGGCCATACTGCTGGGGAAACCTGGCGCCTGTTGCCATGAACGCCTCCATCCTGCTTAGAGTCGATGAAGTCTCCATTCGGCGCGTGTTTTCGCTGAAAAACAGGTACACAAGAACCAGTACCGCGACCGCAAATACCACTAAACTTACTGCCACTTCCGTAGGTTTCACTTAACTTGCCTCTCAATGATCCGGTCAATTTTTTCTGACATTTGCCGGTCACGCTCTATGGCGTCCCGGTTATTTTGCTGCGTTTCTTCGCGGCGCTCGTTTTCCTGCTTCTCGTAGGTCTTTTTAAAAGATGCAAGCTCCTTTTCCAGTGTATCCAGACGATTATGCACACCAAATGTCATGGTAACTATCCGCCAAACGATTACGAACACGCCAGTACACAATGTAATGATGTGCTCTATCTTCAAGGTATCGAGCAAAGCGTCACTCCTTATTATGGCGCTATGCCACGATGCTTTTTATCAGTCGAAAACGAGTCGTGGGTACCACTTCTCGGTTATCAACCGCGTGTAATCTATCGTTTCTTTCGAATGCCTGCCGGTAACGTCCGGCAAGCACGCAATGATCTGGTCGTACAAGTTCTTCCCGCCGCATAATCGCTGCGCCTTAATCAAGTGCCCCGCCCCAGCATTATAACTGGCCAGCGCCAGCTTATAGCGGTCAAATGCAGGCCTTTCGGCCTTCCAGGTTCTAATCATTCTGGCCATGTAGTAGCCAGACGCGCGGATAGAAACTTCCGGCAGCCAAAAGTGATCTGGATCAATGTTCAGCGCCCGGCCGACATCGCCTGCGGTACCTGGCATAAACTGGCACAAGCCAAATGCGCCCACCGGTGATACAGCAAGCGGATTCAGCCTCGATTCTTGGTAACACTGGGCTTTCAGCAGTTTCCAGTCGGTGCCAACGGGTAGGAATGTCGCGGTTGTTGCCCTGAAATCGCCGTCCCACTCACTATGAAATAGCGAGGCCGACCACGATGCAGACGCCCACAAGACGAGAAGCGTAGTAATAAATACGCGCATTGGGTTCAGCCTCTTCCATAATTTTGTCAAAGTCATAGCCTATGGCTCGATCAAACCAAAGCAGCGTGCCGCGCGCCAACGCGATGGCCACCATGGCCAGTGCCAGTTTGAACATGCCTTGCGCAATGGCTGATTCAATCATTCCGTTCATTGTGGTGCCTCCAGTTGCGTACATACAGTGAGTAATTCGCGCAATAGTGCCTCGACGACCGCACGCTGCGTGCGATCTGCGAGTAATGCGCCGATGATCTTGCCGTCACTGTCGCCTGGGGCGAGCTGGTCAACGGGATAGGGTGCCTCCGGGGGAATGTCGGAGGTCTGCAGGCATGGAACTGGCACGTTGACTTTGACTTCTACGGTGCGATCAACGTATTCGGTCGTTGTGCATCCGGTAGCTATCAGGGTGGTGAGTAGAATGATTGCCCTCAAATTCCCAGCTCCCGCCTGACTTGGCTTACAGCGGCCACGCAATCGGCGGGCCAGGTATCTTTCAGCTCGGCGTAGTCTGCTCTGGCCTGCTTCAACGCCTCCATCGCGGCATCCCTTGACGCCAATGCGGCCTCACGCCTGAGTGCGGCAGCCATCGCCGCGGCCTCTATGGCATTGTTCTGGCGCTGAATGGACTCACTAAGCGTTGCGTTGTTGGCGTGCGCAAGGCTCAAACTGCCTTCCAGCTTGGAAACCTTGGCATCCAAGAGCGCGGCCTGCGCTTTGTATCCGACTCCTGACACGTACTGCCAGACACCGAATACCAGCAAAGCGGCCACCGCCACAGCCAGTATCTTGGCCAGCAATTCAGCAGTAAGCGCCTTGATAATCATTCCTTTGAGCCTTCCGAGTCTATTGATCTGAGCTTCATCTGCACGTTTTCGTACCGTTCAGACTTCTTATACTTCTTAACGACATTGCTTTCCAGCATTTCCAGTCGCCCGGCTTCACTGGGAGTCAATGACCTGGTGCGTGCCTCTGATCGATAATAGGCCGCCCACTGAGCATCTTGTTCGGTATCTTCCTCAATGCTCTCGATCTGGTTTTCGATGATTATCTCGAACATTTTACGCTGCGCCTCTGACAGCGCCTTGTTCGATGCAAACTCGTCCTGCAACCAGGTGATAGTCGCGGTGGGCCCACCGATCAGCACTACAAGGCCTCCAAGCAATCCAACGATTGTGGCGGCAAGTTTCAGCTTATCCATGATTGGCTCCCATAAAAAAACCCGCCGAGGCGGGTGAAAGCCGTCTGACTAGGGACACAATCAGACTGGCAGGGTGGACGGATGGGTTAGCAAAAGGCGCCATTATCGTTAGCGCCTATTAGTTAATCCCCGACTTGATTTACGGAGTTAAACTTTTGCTGCAGCTCTTCAACACTCGTGGGAAAGCTGCCTGCTCGGGCATACTTGCGCATGACGCCCTGGATCGCATCTACAATCTCGAAGTTCATCGAGGTCAGAATATCCGGGCTGTCAGTGCTTTCCGTAATGGTGATGTTCTGGTTTTCGACACCGCCTGACTGGGAAACCAGCTGTACGGTGATGGAATGCTGCTTGCTTCGTAGTCCTGACATTTCACTATCCTCTCGGGGGTGGGGTGTTTATCGAACGTGGGAATTTATACTACTTTGATACGAAATGGTTTGGCAATGGCTAATTCGCAGCCAAATAAAGCACGAATTAGCCGATTGACTAAATTTAGTCGCTAACCATTCCGTTCGGGTTTGCGGATGCTCGTATGATCTGCAATTCCTGGCTCAAGGCTATCAACTGATCGTCGCTGCACTCATCTATGACCTCTACCGCCAGCAGCTTTAGGTCATGCGCGGGTGGGCATTCGGTGATGTCGGCCACCTCCGGTATTCGGGTGGCGCCTTCCTCGAAAGCATTGGCGGGTGAAAACGACTCGTAGCCATCGTTGTAGAGCACGTAATAGCCGCCAGGCCTTGGGTTATGTTTCGACATATACTCGGTCGTTACCATGAAGGGCATGTACCCCTCTTCCTCGGGGCGAATGATCCACGTTTTGTCGCCGGTGTCGAATCTGATAGACCTGATTTTCAGCGCCCCTATCCTTTTGTGGCTGCGATAAAGGGGTAGTGGTTTTCCTTCAACTCTATGTTTTTTCATGGGTTTTTCCTTTTGTGTGAGCTCAATCGGGGGATTTGCTCATTAGCCGGTGCCGGGCAGGGGCTGGGTAGCGCCCTACAGCGACAATTGACGCTCCAGATTCCGTATCTCCTTCTTGAATCTGAATCGCATTTGCTCCACTTCCATACAGTCCCATTTTTTGGGGTCGTTCTGTGATTCACAATATTGGATGATCGCGTTGCCTTCCTTGATACCGAAGCGGATCCGAAGGCCTTCGTCATAGCCATGGGTGGTTTTGTTGCCGCCGCGGTTGCCGGACAGGGCCATATTGCAGTACCGATTGCACTGGAGGTAGGTGTTGCGCGGGTCATAGCGCGTGCGGCCGTTGCTGCCTCGAGTGATGAAATGCCCACAGCACCAGTCCATGTTGGGTTTTCCGCATGATATGCAGGTGGGGGGCAATCCACGCTCTTGGAACCACAGCAGTTCCTGGAGTACCCGCATCCGGTTGAATGCCTCCTGGGTGAGGTTGTGTTGCCACGACAGGGTGTTCCTTCTGAGCTCACGCACGGCGGCGCGGCTTGCCTTGGCGCGCTTCTTTTTTTCCGCCTTTTCTCTGGCGGCAGCCTTGGCTCGGCTCTTGTCTTGGCGAATTCGGGCAATAACCACGCCGCAGGCTGGGCTACACCAAACTGTACGCATGTCGCCCTTTGCCCTCTGGAACGTGCTTGCGCACCCCGGCGCCTTACACCTTGCCATCAAGAAACTCTCTGACCGGCAATGTAATGGCGTGAAGATGGTCAATAATGGTGTTATATCGCATGACCCTGTAGGTTTCGCCCGGAAAGGATAAACAACCTTCATGGGATGGCTTGAGCTTGCCCTTGGTTTTCAAAATCACAGGATTAATCATCGCCATCTTGGTTTTTTGGGTTCTGATATAAATAACCTGCTTGGTGACTCCGAGCTGGTTGGCGGCAAGACCTACGCCGCCTTCTCTAATGCAAACATTTTTCATTTGCGCGATCAGTTCTGGAATCTGCAAGTCCCCAGCCTCCACCAGCGAGGCGGATACATGTAGCACCGGATGCCCATCTTTGACCAGGTTCATGGCTTAGCCCTCGATGGTTTCAGTGTTTTCCAAATGGTGGGTATTGAGTGATGTGTCGTACATTCCCTCAAATATCTCGCCGGATGGGTAGTACAGGTCATTCAGGCCAACTATGCAGCCTTCGGCCTCGTCTGATACCCGAATACAGCGATACTTCCTGCCCTCGAACGGTTCGGCCGGCCTGGTGACACGCAATTTGTTCAGGCCGACTATGGATTTCGGGGTTCGAAGATTGATTATGGCGCCCATGTCTCTTTCGGTAACGCCGTGGGTTTCACAGTCGTTGTCGATAATAACCGTGCCAGATCCTGACCCATTATCATTTTGGCGCACCTTAATGCAGTCCTTGCCGGAGCGTATCACGCGGTTTTTCTCGACATGGTGATCGTGTCCGCGCAGATAAATGTCGCTGTTGTGGCTATCCATGCCCACATTTCCGATCAACCTCCAGCGCATAGCGCCGCTGCCAGTGAGGACAAGGCGCGCGTGCTTATGGCTGCAGTCGTACATATTGACATCGTGCAGTTTGCCGCGGCCAAAGCAGAGCGTTCCGGCATAGTCGGACTGAGCATTATCCAAATCAACCTGGGCCAGATTCAAGCCATACATGGTGTCGTTGCCTTGTTCGCCGAATCCCGCAAGGAATGGGTATTTAACGTCCCGAAAGTCCCATTTCACAAAGGTCACATTTCTGAGGCCATATCCCAGCTTGAAGGCGATCTTCATGCCCGTTACCAGGCCATTCGGGAAATAGTCTGGCCCGTAGTAGGTGGTATTGCTCTTTAGCTCAAACATGGCGCTTTTTCCTTCTGGCAACAGTGGCAAGGCCAACAATAGCACTGCCGAACAACCAAAGGGCGGCCGGTATCGGTACCTGGTTATTGCCCACTGGGTAGTAAGGCACGTAATCAGGATTCAGCAATACCAGCTCGTGATCTGCCAGTAGCGGGATGTCTGCGCGCAAGAAACGAGGCTCACTTCCGCTGGTTTTGCGGATTAGCGGGATAATGTCGTTGTTCTGCACCATGTAATACTTGATGTGCTCGGCGGGGATTGTCGCCGCCTGCGCGCTGGCCGCCATCAAAAGGAATACTGATAGGAGCAAGGTTTTCCGTAGTGAATTAATCATTATTCCGTCCTTTTGATCTGTCCGTAGTGAATAAATGCGCCATTGTCGCCGCCAGCATGTGAGCCATCATCCCGATTTTTTTCGGAGCCGGTTTGTTGGTTTTCTTTCTGGCTTCACGCTCTTGGCGGCGGGCCTGCCTTTCCAGCCTTTCCTGGGCTTTGCGCTTTTGGCGCCCTTCGGCCTCAATAACTGCTCGGCCCATGGCGGCAGCCCGGCGCTCTTCGTAAGTGCCTCGGCTTCTAGCTTGTCCCATTATCTTCTCCCTGTTTTTCATCCAAAATCACAAACATTTCCCGAATCGCCCGCTGAATATTGTATGGCACCCATTATTGGTTGGCTGCGATGTGGAAGAATATGTTTGCGATAGCAATTGCTGTCATGCCTGTCGCCAGCCAGCCGGAACCGACCGTGTAGTGCCTGGTTCCGGCCGTTGCAGCCCAGTCATAAATAGCGATTAGTGCCGCAAGGCAAAACAATATTATGGTGAAGATCACGGCTATCGCTGTCGGTTTAGGTGTATCCGTGTCTCAACGTCTGCCCTGACCGGGCGAATGTACAAATAAATCATCTTCCCTGGGGGAAGCTCGCACCGGCCATCCTTTTCGTAGCCGACCGTCCAGGGCAGCACCGTTGAGCTCGTGCCGCGCTTTTTGCTGAATTTACCCAACGGTTTGCCGTTTGCATACGTCAGTCTCGCCTCTTTTTGGTGGCCTGACCCACCGGTACCGGCTGCAATGCTAATCTGCCCCTCGAACTTTTTAGCCCCTTTTCTGTCACGAGGAACCCATAGGCCTATGCGCAGTTCGTGGCCGGCCTTGATCAGTATGTTCTGCAGGCCGCCGCGTATGATCGAACTGGGATTCAGCACTACATTTTGTATTTTGCGCTTATGCTTGGTCGCTGCTGGTGCCTTCGTTGTGACATACAGAGCGTCTGCCGTTTCCCGATAGGTTGCGCCTTTTTTCCTGACTTTATCGACAAATACTTTCTTTGGCATGGTGGTTCTCCAGTTTCGGTTTAGTAGGTTAAAACAGCGAGTCGTAACTCGCGCTGCGCGGTGAT